CTTTTCGGATCAAAGTCGTACAAGTCTTGTTTTGCAAAACCCAAATAACCAACAACCTGCTCATGGACACGATTTGTGGTAGCCCAGTTAAGCCAGTCGTCATAATCAGTTTTCAATTCCAAGTGTAGGAAACGGTTAGCCAACGGAGCAGGCATACGATAAGTAACACCCTTGTCAGTTTCACGATTACCTGCGGCAACAATGGCAACACCCTTTGGCAGGATATAGGTACCCACACGGCGATTCAAAATAAGCTGATAAGCGGCGGCCTGTGTAGCAGGTGCGGCACTATTCAACTCATCCAAAAACAAAATACTGGTATCTTCTGGATCAGTGGGCAGTTCTGCAGGAGGCGCCCAAGTCATTGTGTTAGCTTGACTATTGTAATACGGGATACCTTTAATATCGGTAGGTTCCCAAAGGCTCAACCGAACGTCGATAACATTGCGTTCTTGCTCGTCGCCAATTTGCTTAACGATATCAGATTTACCAATACCGGGAGGACCCCACATGAAAACCGGGCGTTGAATTTTAATACACTTACGGATGCTACGTTTAGCATCATTCGGAGTAACTGTACGATTTGCTGAAATTTGCTCTGCCATTTTGCGCTTTCTTTAAGTTAAAAAACAATTGAATGTGTTTCAATATGTATTAATTATACAGCAGAACTGGTAGATTGTCAAGTAGCTTCTTTGTGATTTTTTGCTTTGATTGTAACATACTGTGCAATGTCGCCTGCAAACAACACCAGCTGTACGGCCATTTTTTCGCTGAAAACGTAGATTTCTTTTTGGGTAAGATAGTAAGGGCAGTCCATGAAGTTGTCTAACCAAATTATCAATTGATTAGTGAAACTTACAGGATTTTCAAATTCGATCTTGTATGATTTAACGCCAGCTTTGGTTAGACAATCGAACCCTTGATCAGTTAAGCGTAGTCCACCTTGATCTTTTGTTCTGGTATTTGCCCACCAAGCGGGTAGTGTTTTTTTAACTCTGTCTTCGGTAACCTGTAAACCTGCAAATTCTAATACGGCCCGGGTTATGTTATTCTTTTGATTCATCGGTTAGCTTCTCACCAGTAACCAATTTAAAAACGGAGAATTCAGTAGAGTTGAAAATTTTATTAAGTTTTTCTGCTAGATTAATAGCATGGCCGCTATTAGAAAAGGATACTTTCTTATATTTTGGGCCAAGATGTTGCACTACCAGACTGCTGGTTTTTAAATTGATTGGTTTGTCTTGATAAAATACAGCCCAAATAGCGTCAGCCTCTAAAACTTGCTCAGTTTTATAGGTCTTTTTATTAGTGATTTCTAACAAAACTTTTGGTTTAGGACGACTCATTATATACGCTCTCCAATTAGTGCGTATATATTTATACCATAATGTTAAAATTTGCCGCCGTCCATTTTAACTTCTAAAGAATTTGACGGAGCAGATTGGGAAATCAATTGATCTATTTCGCCAGCTAATCGTGTCATAACAACACTAAGGCTATTTTGTAAATCGGTGGCTTCTCTAATAGTTAATGTAACTGACTGTTGATTGCTTTTTATTGCAATACGTGTTCTATCTAAGAAATCTTCTATTGGTAAAGTGTTAAGTTGTTTCATTACTTTTCCTATCTATCTTACCTAGCATTGATTTCATTTCTGCTTCGGTTTTAAAAGGTCCGTAATATGGGTAACGATCGAGCGTGATCAATTTTGGGCAAAAACTAGTCGCCCATCCTTTTCTGCGAGAAATAATATAGTATCCGGCACAGTATTGGCTTTTACTTTTAGAACTCTTTGAAAAAAGTGGTAGTTTCTTTTTAATACTGTAGACAGGATCGTAGGGTTTACTACGACACGGAAAATCATAAATGCTATAATTTTTATCTGCTGGATCTTTGTGCTTTTTAATACTTTCTTCAAATAAAACAATACCAAGTTGTTTTTTAATTTCGGAAAGATCTTTAAAATCTAAACTTCTTCCATTCTTTAAAAAAGTATAACCTTTTTTACTTTTAGAGATAGATCCAATCTTTTCTTTATCTTCGGTAACGAGCCATTCTTTATTTGGCACTAATATTTTTGCTGTTGAGTTCATAGTACATACCTTGCATTGAGAGGTTCAGCATAACTAGTAACCTGTTCGCTAACTTTTTGTAAATCGTATTCTGCACAAAATTTAAGCAATCTAACACCAACTTGCGGAATATTCTTTTCTGCTGTAGTTGCTGTATCAATTGTTTCTTTAATGAGAGATTTAATATCTTCGGGTTGTGCAGTAAGATCACATAATACTACATTACGATTATAATCATCGAGTACACGATGTTCAACACCTTCGTGGTCTGTCCAACGTTGCAACATCATGTTGTTCCAATTGTATCCTTTGGATTCTCTATCGGCAAAGGCTTCACGGAGACCAACTTTATTCTTTGTGCCTTTCTCACGTACTCCCGGATAAGCAGAGAAGATGTTGTCGGAGGTGTCGCCACGCATACACTTCTCAAAGAGTAACCATTTAGGGTCCGGTGCGCCTTTTGCTTCATTAGTTTTCTTATCTTTAACAGGCTTACCTTTTTCATCAAAGTACCCCTCGTGTGTGGTTGTAATTTGCATTACACCATTATATTGCTTCACGTTAGGTGCAATCAATTGTGCAAAGTCTCCATCTGTACTAATGATCACATGATTATCAGCTGGGTGTGCTTGTATGAAACCGGCAATTAAATCATCTGCTTCAAGTTGTGGATGATGCAATACTGTGCAATTAGTTTTATTAACAATGAAGTCTTTAAACTGATCAAATGTTTCCCAAAAGACTTTTTCTTCTTCTTGTTCGGATGTGGTATGTTTAGCACGGGCTTCTGTACGCTGACGTTTGTATGGCTCGTAATGATCTTTGCGCCAGCTTCGACCTTCGAGACAGAAAATAACGTGACTGCCTTTAAAGTCTTTCCATGCTTTACGAACACTACCTAACACAGTGGCCAAACTCATTCCGACTTTATCCTCTAGACTACCACGTACAACATGTCGTGCTCTAAAGAATGTATTTGCAGTATCAACTAGAATATAGGTATTTGCCATTAAAAAATCTCAGTTCTTCCATCATCACGTAACGCTCTATTAACATATCCAGATCCCCTACGTTCCATTTCAACGCCTGCCTCGGCGCCAACATTTCTACATAGTTCTTGGAACCACAAATCGACTATTTCTTCTTCTGTGACTCCTATATACCCGGCCTCTGTTAATTGTAACACAAAATACTCGTTCCAGTCAAGTTCAAAAAAACCATTGCGTACATTGTCTTTGTTTACTTTGGTTTCTAAAACTGCAATGTAAGGTTCTTTCTTTTCAGTAGCTAATTCTTTAGGAGTTAGTTTGGATAACCGTTCTGCTTCAGCGGCACGTTCAGCGGCAACAGTGGCTTCCTCTGCTAGTTTTTTAGCAGACTCTGCTTGCTGTAACGATTCTTCAATTCTGGCTTCAATTTTATCGATGCCAAACATCTTTTTAATAAATCTATTCATTTTAAGTTCCCCACTCGTTTTTAAATAGTGGTACTTGTAGTCTATCACTATACCTTAATCCATGCTTCATTGCCAACAATGCTACATTCTTATTGTTCATTGCATATACACTTTCTACACCGCCCACTGGCATTAAGTATATATGTCCTTTAAATCCTGCTTTACGATATGCGGCAATGGCACATTCAGCATCTGCAAAGTCCTGTTCTGTAGCAATAACAAACTTCAAATATGCTGTACCATAGTTTTCATAATCGCAAACTACTTCTGGTTTAATTGCATCTGCCCACGGCTCGCCACTACAGGGAAGTTTAGCACTTACGCTAAATGTAATTTCTCGATTCAGCTGATGATTAGTGATCTTCCATTTTGTTAGCTCTTCTTTAAATGCAGTAGTAAGACGCATTGTGCCGTTGGTCTCAAATGTAATTTCTTTAAGTCCTGCCATCTTAGGATGATTGAGTAAATCTGGATAACACTTTTGCCAACCTAGCAAAGGCTCGCCACCTGTTATAACAAGATGTTCGTCTTGCCATTCTTTGTGCGGAAGTATTTCCATAATCGAATCAGCAATAGAAGATGAATCGAGCAAAGGACTAAGATGTTTAAAACGAGGATCCCAAGATGCGTAACTATCACACCCTGTAGTAACCAATGGAAGCGATTTATATTCGGTCCAAAGAGCCGGGTTAATATTTTCTGCTTCATTGCTTAGTTCTCCACGCGGCATGCCAAACCCTTGACAGCGGAAATTACAGCCGAAAGTTCTAAGGAACACGCTAGGTACACCCATGTATCGTCCTTCACCTTGTATACTATAAAATAGTTCTGCGACTTTAATTTTGCTCATATCTTTCTTTCTTAAATTGCTTTACATCTAGTATAGCACATTTTAATGTTTCTGTATAGTTCAACGCCTGTTGTTCGGTCATAATGATACTGCCTTCGTATTCTATGTAACCTTTGGTCAACAACGTCCAAATCTTTTGCCAACGATTCATGCTCCACCATTTGGATTTTTGCTGGGTATATATAGTAACGGTAACGCTGTTATCGTCAGCTTCGACCCAGATATTATGATCGTGATTGCTATCCCCACACTCGCAGACAACTTGATAGGTCATTGCGTCTCCCCAATCGTTACGTTTTAAAATACCTACTGCTGGCTGTTGCGCTTCCATAATCAAGCCTCGTAAATGTTAGACCATTTTTTTAATTTTTCAATTTTGGCATTACTAGCAGTCTCAATATTATTCCAACTAACAATATCCATTTCTTGTAAAATATTAATCATTGCATAGAGATCACCGAGTTCTTCTTCTAGATGCTCTCTATTGGTTTTAGGTTTTCCAGGTTTAACATTGTCCAACCCAAAACGACTAATTTTACTAACCGCTTGAATAACCTCTGCACATTCTTCTTGTAGAATGTCCATTACTTCTTTAGTTCTTGTATCCATTTTTTATAG